GCGGGTTCCTGCTCAACGTCGGTGCGCACGCTCCACAAGGTCCGAAACTCAGGGGGGGCTAGCGGCTCCTTTTCCCTTGCCTCGTCGCCGGCGCGATGGTCCAAGTCGACGTAGCCGTGGCAGCGCACCGGGGGGTGCTGGAAGCTGTCCCAAGGAATGGTTTCCCCTCGCCAGAGCGCGCCCCAAAGCCGGTGATGATCTAGGAGGCTCGCGTCCGCTCCGCCCTCCCACACCAAGTGCACGTTGCGAGTGCCTCTGGACATGGCGGTGAAGATTACCTCAGCACTCACGTGGTGGAGAGCGGAGAAGTCGATGATGACCTGGTAGTCCTCTTCGATCGTCCGACCCGTGCAAGATTGCATCGTGATGTTCTTGCTGTCCATCGCGTGAGCGGCGTCTGCGGTGCGCGTGCGAGCCTCCACCGTCCACATGCCGGGCACTCGGCCAAAGCTCCGAATGATGCGCCCTGGGTGCTGGCTGGACGTCTGCAGTCCCAAGGCGTGCGCCACCCCCTGCCCGCAACGGTGCGCTACTAGGCTGTAGCTGCTCCAGAGCTCTTGGTTATGCCAGAGGTCATTGTCCAGCAGCATTAGCGGAGTCTCGTGCTTCCCGGGCGTCCAGGGGTTCTGCAGCGGGTCCCCGGTTGCCGTGACACGTTCCAGAGACGGGTTGAGGAAGTAACGCATGTCCAAATACCCGGGGGGGTGTTGCTGCAACTCCTCGATGTGGAGGTATTTGACGTTGAACCCCGGCGAAACCTCCAGCGTTTTCAGCATGCGCTTGCCGATTTCTTTGACCGGCGCGGGCAGCATGCTCTTCCATTCCTCCATCAACAACAACCTCGTGAAGCAGACATGCATTTTGCTGTCCAAGGCGCGTATGAACGACCTGAACCACTTCTTCATCTCTGCTGACTTGCCTGATCCGGGTGCCCCCACGTGTATGGACAAGGCGATGGTGTCAACGGCTCGGCGCTTGCTCTTGAACAGAGTTTTCGCCTCGAGCACTTCCGAGGGGGTGAGGTTCTCGAAGACCTTGCCCCACTCATTGTTGCACCACGCTTCATAACAACGCTTGGCTCGCTCAAAATCCGGTTTGTACTGCACGAAGCCTTCGGGAGTTGGAGGGGGGGGGATCCTCCCGGCGCGATGCGTGACGTCCTTCTGCAAATGGGGTCTGACGCCACCGGGCGTCTTGAGGGGCTCAGGCAGAAGGCCCGTGAGCAAATTCTTGCCCCCAACGCGTTGGTTCGTGTGACGGCCAATCCAGTGATTGGCGTAGCCACTGCCGCCCTTCACGAACTCGATGACTATTTCAGTGCCGTGGTAGGCGCCGAGCCAGTACGGCAATCCGTGCACGTACGCGTTCTGAGCCTTGCCCTTGCTGCGGGGCACATTGACCGCGTAGTTGAGGTAGCACGCGATGCGATGGAGGCTGCGGGCCGTCATGCCCTCAGGCTCATGGGCCTGCGCGATCTCAAGTTTTGAGCAGACCAGCAGAGCGACCTCCCAAATTCGCTCGCGACTAAGGCCCGTGGCCTCGCTGAATGCGTCTATCAGGCATATGCCTGGGCTTGCCGGTGGAGGAAGGGGAATGTTGGACCGAGGAAGGGTGGTGGCTCGTAGCACATTTTCGATGAACTGCCTGACCTCTGGCATGAAAGAACCTTTGGTCAGGCGCTCAGTGACGGCGCGGAAGTCAGCTCGCAACTGGGCCGGGGGACGCGCGATGGGTGATGGCTCCGCCCCGGCACGCTCACTGCCGTGGACCGAGACTGGTCCCACTGGCTCAACCTGGTTGGACGGTCCGGCCACGGCTGCTTGCGCAGCTTCCCGTTCCGCCAGCTCCGCTCGCTCCGTGGTGTTGTGGTGGGCGATGTCACCCGCCTTGCCCTTTTCGATCATGGGCTTGGGCTTGGCACGTGCCCAGGATAGGGTGCGCATCACCACACGCGCCTGCAGGGTCTCGGTGCTGCGGGAGGGAATGGTTCCGTCATCGCTGCCTGTGATGGCGATTCCGGCCGCGACGTCGACGTATGGAGTGGCGGGTGGGCGAAGAGTGACGGTGCGGTCAACCTTCGCGGTCTCAAAGAATTTCTCCTCGAGCCGGAAGTACTCGGGGTGTGCCCGCAAGACAGTGTCGACCCCGAACAGGAGTCGGGCCCCAAGACGCCAAACGCGATGGATCCCCCGTACGACCCATGTGCGAAAGCGCCACCACAAGCTCTGAAGTTCTGGCGGCAATGAATCGCGGGGGTCCTCGACGCGCACCATGGTCGTCATACAGCTTGCCAAGTGAGCAACGACGGAGGGAGGAAGACGCGGCCCAAGTTCCTTGATGTAGGTGCGCGTCTTGGCGAAAGCGTCCGGGCGCGTGTACGTCTTCATCGCCAGCGCGTGGGCGAAAATGGCCGCGTAGATCTGGCCGGGCAACCACTTGATGGGCAGGCTGGCCCCGAATGTGGGGATCTCGACGATGTAGTCGCTTCCCAACACGTCGATGTCCGCTCCCAGTTTCTTCCCGCGAGTCACCACCACGCAGTGGTTGCTGGCGGCAGAGGCGATGCGCTCGAAGGTCCAGATCGTGCCGGCCACGTTCAAGTACCGCGTGGTGAGGTACTCGCTGCTGCTGACGGGCTGGAGATAAGAATTGTCCTTCTTCTCCTCCAGCATGTGCAGGAAGTGATCTTTGCCCACATATTTGATGTCGTAGTGGGGGTGGACACTCGCGCCGCGCTCCAGGATCTCGGGTGGGATGTTGAGAGTCAACACCCAACGGTTGACATTGTCGTAATGCCGCAACCAGTCAGCGAACTCGGGCAGAGGCATGGCCTGGGCCGTCTCGTCGAGCAGGACTGTGTCCTCCTCTATGACCCGGGGCATGCCTTTCGGGCTCTCGAAACGGCCCTCGTCGCGCGCGCTGAGCACGAATTGGTGTAGGCGTAGCGGCTGACCCACGATCCGCTGCAAAGTCTCCGCTTTTCGGGTCTTCATCTGCACGGCGGCGAAGGGGCCGTGGATCTGGTTGGCGGCGTGTCGGTAAAGGATCGTGTTCGCCAGCGCGCGGGAGAAGACGTGGTCATGCGGCTTGTCCGTGATCTGCACGTGCTCGATACCGTACGCGTCAAACCACTTTTTCTTCTTCATGGAGACGCTGTACGGGCAGATGTCCGCCGCCTGCGCCTGCTCACGGTTGAACTGACCGATCTTGTCGAGCAGGATGTTGACGTTGTGCGTGGTCTTGCTCAACGCTTCGTAGGTGCCGGTCGATCCCACGCGTAGATCCGAGTCCTGCCAGCCGGTCATGAGCAGGGCGCGAGCCTCCATGGCCTTTCGGATTAGCTGACGTCTTTTGTGGTTCTGGCGACCACGCAGGGCGTTCAGACGCAGCTGGGCGGTCTGCTGAGCCCACTCGAGTCCCAACACCACGGCCTGCTCCTGGAACCACGGGACACTCACATGAGCCATGCGATCGCCAGTAAGACGACCAGGGAAAGCCACGGCCCCAGCGAAAGAAGCGCCACAGATATCACGGATGAGGCTACCGATGCGCGGGCGGGGTCCGAGACGAACGAACGCGTTCTGTCTCTCAACTCGCGGGTAAAGCGCTCCGTAGCAGTAGCCATCTCGGAAGTTGTCGGGAGGGCAATAGACGGGAAGACCACGGACGCCAGACTGCGCATTGGACGGTAGGCCGATCGGAGCGTTGAACTCAGTGGGCGCAACACATATGGCCGAATAAAGGGCACCGCCAGAGCCACTGACGCTGAAGCGGCGCTGAGCTGCAGGGAGGATTTGCCTTGAAATGGCCGAGTTAGCGCGAGGGCGAGTTGGACGGGGCGGGTGAACGAGGGGTTCGGGACTAGAATCGCGCCGAAGATCGGGAATCGAATGGACAAGAACGCTTCCGGTAGACTGGATGCTAGAGCGCGAGCTCCGTGCGAACCCACTGCTAGGGCGACCAATGCCAAGGGTCCCTCTTTCCTGACCTGCTTCACGCACGCTAAGAACGTACGACTTTCTCGAAACAGAAGCTTGTGACCGAGGGACGAGAACAGTTGACGGGTGGCGAGAAGCATCTGGGCCCGAAGGTGCGCGTTCGCGTTCAGGTGGGCCTTCCTGTACGCCGCGCTGCGAAAAGACTGCATGTCCGCAAGGAGCATGACGGACGACACTGGATCCAGGACGTTAAAAAGTCCAAAAGTTCCGAGCTTGTCCACTTTCGCGGTCGCTGCCGTGAATGCCTGCGCGCGACGCGCAATATCTTGAAAACCCGCTGCTGCTTGAGTAAAGTCCCCGAAGGCCCATGAGTCCCCCAACTTCCCGACGGCCATGTTGCAGTACTCGACGTACGCGGCTTTGCCCACCGCTGTGCTGACGTCCAGCTTTGCGCACTTCTGCATCCAGTCCAAGGCTGTGAAATTGCTCGGATCTTGGATTGCACTTAGGCGCGCGCT